AATACGTTTCAAACTCCAAATATTTTTAAAGAAGCCTGCTTTTTTAACATCTTCAACTATAGTATCTTTGCCTTCTATTAATCTAAACAAACTCATTTCATTTGATTCAACCAATGCTCTACGCAAATCATCTGTAGTATCTGTTTGTTCAATTAGCCTAAACAAACTATGTACATTTTTTTCTGTCATTGCTTTACGCAGGTCTTCATATCCTTCGCCAAGCAACCTAAACAGTCCATGTAAGTTTTTCTCTACTACTGCTTTACGCAAGTCTTCATGCTCATCACCTACAAGTCTAAACAAGCCATGAAAGTTTTTCTCTACCATTGCTTTACGCATATCTTCATGCTGTGGGCCTAATAATCTAAATAGCCCGTGTAAATTTTTATCAAGCATTGCTGTACGAAGATCATCATGATCAGGACCTAGTACTCTAAACAAACTAAAAATATTTTTGTCGTAAATTGCTTTACGTAGGTCTTCATACTCTGGTCCAAGTAAATCAAATACTGCGGACATATTATCTTGCATAACAACTTGGCGTAAATCTTCGTGGTCGTCACCTAGTACTCTAAATAGGCTATGTAAGTTTTCTTCAACAACAGCCTTACGCAATTCTTCGTGTTCATCTCCTAGCAATCTAAACAAACTGTGTACGTTATCTTCAGCAACGGCCTTACGCAATTCTTCGTGTTCGTCTCCGACTAGTCTAAACAAACTGTGTATATTATCTTCAGCAACTATTTTACGCAAATCCTCATTATCTTCACCAAGTAATCTAAACAAACTATGAACATTTTTTTCAATATACATTTTGCGTTCATCTTCTATTTCAATACCTTTAGATTCTAAGTACCTAAATAAACTATGATAGTTGCGTTCTTCAACAAATCTACGCAAATCATCATTGCCAATTATGCGTAAGATATCTAACATATGGCCGTCATTATAAAAACGTCTTAGGTTAGATACTTTATCCCCGTATAGTATTTCAAATCTGTCTAACAAGTCTATAATAAAATCATCTCTTGGAGGTAACGGATCGTCTTGTTTAAATGGTACAGTTTGTTTCCACTCTGTATCAATTTGTACTTCGGCTGGTGTAATGATTTCAACTGGATTAGAATATTGCTCAATTGTTACTTGTGCAGGAAGTTCTTCTTCACTATCTGTATTTTCTATAAACTGCTCATACAGCCAGTTGAAGTCGTTAATTAACCGAAGATCAGCGCCATCAGAAAGCCCGTACTCCCTGCCAGCATTAGCACCTTTAATAGCGTACTCGCCGAAGGTTCGGTCTCCTCCCACTGTTGTCCAAATTTGTAATCTTTCATTTGTTTCATCCTCTTTTTGTCTGTCAATAATTTTACTACTTAATTTAGCACATTCTCTAAACGCACTACGCCATGTGCTAAATTCACTTGAATTAAATCCTGTTATACAAGATACTGACAGCATCTTTTTAAATCTATCACTAATACTAGTAGTCATATCCGGACGACTAGTATCCATGTCACGTGTCATTTGAGTTGGAAACAATTTGACGCCACCATATCCATATACTAAATCATTAATAGGATTCTGACTACGCCAAACGTGAACTGCTCTATTATCTTCTGCTACATAATCAAAGTTAAATTCGTCTGCAATAATTGCATCACCATCTACAATCCAAAACATATCGGTCGAGCAGATATTTGCTGCCGCAATGTGTGCTTGATGTATTCCTTTAACACCATGTATACGTTGCGCTCTTGGGAAGCGTCCTTTAAGTAATTCAAAATTATCATCTGCATTAACTTCGTCATACGATATCATTACAATATCATACTCTTTAGTATCTAGTTTAGGTTTATAAGTTTTAAACTGTGATGAGAAGTTGTTAAATTGTGTTGTAGACGTTCTTACATACGGGTGTTCTGGTCTAGGTGGGTTGCGGTATGTACTTTTAAAGAACGTGCTTTGTTGAGCGTCTAAGGGCGTTACAGCAATAGGAATATCTAACTGTTCTAGTATTCGTGTGCCAAAGTCTTCAATTGCTTCTATTAAGTCACTATCGTCTTGTACTTTATCGTTCCAAAGTGTGTTGAGATACTCAAAGTCACGTACTTGTATATAATCCCAATCTGTACACATTGTTTTGTACAGGCCTTCTCTTGCTCCGTAAATTGCCCATAGACCGTTTTCTGAATCTGCTCCAGCCATACACCATACATATAAACGTTCTAAGTTTTTCCAATGTGCGCCTCTTAGTTCATCTTTTGGAGGACGCACACCGTCGATTAATGCCATCTTCACACCTTCACGAAAACCAGCACGCCATGCTTGTTGGGCAGTACTATTATTATGCACTGTACTCATTAAACTATTAATTTGAATATATTCTAAGTCCCAACAAAAGTCTACTTGTGCTTGCGGGTTGTCTGGATCAGCATTTTCATGTGTCCGCATTTTAAGTACAGTTTGTTTATCCCAACACTTAATGCCGCCGTTGCCATAACGTAATCCGTTAATACTATTATCAGCAGTCCAACTAATTACATGCTTTGATAAATCTACTCCATCTTGAAAGTTAATAGTTTGATTTAAGAACTGTTCGTCAATTTGATTATCACCGTCAATAGTAATAAATCGATCTGTTTCACTTAAATTAGCACATGCTTTGTGTGCGGCATCACTGCCTTCTACACCGTGTACACGTTTAGCCCAAGGTACTTTAGTTAAAAGATTTGCGTAATTTTCTTCAGCATTAGGCTCGTCGTAACTTAGATAGATTATATCGTAATCGATTACTTTAAACTGTTTCATCAATGTATCCATATGTTTCAAAGACTTTGGGTGTGTATATACTTACGTTTCCTTGCTCTTCATTGTACTCAAACTGAACTGTTAAACCTTGTGTAATTTCTTCAACAGTTGCTTCAAATGTGCGTATAAGCAAATGCGGATCATTTTCTTTTGTTATACTAAATCTACATAATTGCCTCGGATCTAATAGCAGTTGTTCAGTAATATTAATATTAACATTCCATTCAGTTGTTCTAGTTATAATACATATACCTGTATCTTGTTTAGGTACATGATATATTACATCTTTAATATCGTAATTGAATTTAGGTTTTTGATATGCTAGTAATAAGTATTCTTTTTTGCCAACGTCATACTTTACAGCATATTCATCTTTCTTTTCAGGATTGTTCATAAAGTCAACATAATCATCTTCGTTAACTTCCAAACAAAATTCTGTTTCAGGTTGGTAGTTTTGCAGTCCTGTAATTAATGTTGAATCTTTATCAAATATTACCCAGTACATTCTTCATACCTTGCTAAAATTTTATCGCAAAAGTCTTTTTCGGTATAGTGGAATACTCCATGTTGAGTAAAGTTTCCAATTTTTAATTCATCATTAAAATACCAATCAACCTTTTCTTGCCATTTTTCATTACTAGATATCCAACCCTGTGCATGCATTTTCATATGTACAAAATTAATTAAGTCTGTTTCGCGAAACTCTTGATAACGCATTAATTCAAGAACAATACTTGCACATACATCAATACTTACGTGACTCGGTTTATGTTCTGCACAAAATACTTCGTAGAATTCTTCCCAATTTTCAATAACAGTTTGCAGTAGTTCAAAAAATAATGATGCACGTTTTGTCTTTTTAAAATAATATAAGCCGGTATATATATCAAACAAATCGTTTTTATAAAATGTTTTTCGATAATATGAATCAATAATTGGTTCGTGTCTGTATGTAGTAGGATTTTGTGTAAAATATAAATCTTGACCGTTAAACACTGACCAGTCTATTTTATTTAGAAATAATACATCGCTATCAACAACAATAGTTTCATTGTAAGGACTTAGGCTCATAGCCTTCCATCGATTCTCTACTTTCCATTCACTCTCTTTAGCGTCATCTCGCTTTAATATAATTACTTTATCAAACGCCATTTCTACTTTTGCATCAACTGGCGAATCAGTTACTAATGTAAAATTATTATTGCCGCTGTTTATTCCACTTAATGCACACAGAAATGCTTGTTTTACATAATTGTCTGTAGAATTATTTTGTGCAAAAATTAATACGCCTTGGGTCATAGTAATTCCTCTAGATTAAACTTATTCATTGTATGGACAGTTAACCCTTTTGTTTTTATTGGATTGTTTTCGATTAAAAATGTAAGAGTATCATCATTAATGTCAAGTATTATATCTTTGTCAAGTGTATAAAACAACTTACCCGGCATCGGACCGGCTAATGGACCATTAGTATGTCCATTTAAAATATGTACTGCTATACTAAATGCAAAATCGTTCCGATATGTTTGCTGTGTAATTTGATATATTAGTCTATAATGTTTCCAGTTTTCTTCAATGTGTTTTATTAAGTCAAATAATATTTTATTTTGTTTACATTTTACAAAATATACACATGTAGCCCAATAAAAATCACAAGCCGTATCGCTTATATGTTCAAATTCTTTATAGTCAAGATTCTGTCCTAAGTGATATGCATCTTTGTACATCAATAACGGATTATCTTGTGTAAAGCAATGTTTATAAACATCATCGCAAATAATAATATCACTGTCTATCATTAATGTTTGATCATAAGGAGATAGATCATAACTTTGTACTCTTGCATTATTTTTAAATGTTAAATGCATACCAGACGGACCGTTATTATACATTTTTTGTGTATAGCGATGAGGATCATTAATACTAATTATGTGTTCAAATGTTCCATCGTCTTCTATTTCACAATCAGTAATAACACTTGTAGGAAGATCAAGATATTTGTCCGCACGTTTAGCAACCATAGAAGCCTGTTTTACATAATCTATTGCTTCGTTATTAAACGCATGTACTAGTATGCCTTTAGACATCAACAATACCTTGTACAGTTCTTTCACTTTTTACAATCTTTTGATATTCTGAATAGTAGTTGTTAGAGGCTTTTATAAATGCTTCTTCTAATCTGTTATAAAATTTACCTTTTTCAAGTATCTCAATAGGAGTGTTGTTATTATCAACAAAAATATCACATTCACACGTCATTAGAGATCGAAGCATGTCACGCGAGGTAGTAAACTGTCCGCCTGCAAAATATACTGTACATTCTTTACTAAATTTTTCTAGTAAAACACGTTTTTGATTTTTAAAAGTAGTTACATAGTTAGCATGTTCTAATGCTGTTTTTAATCGTTGATCCATAAACCCTCCATATAGTTATATTATATGATAGATCTATCAGTTTGTCAACAATTAATTACCTGCGAAGTTTGATTGTCTGTTAAGTGCTGGTAGCGGAGTATCTACATACGATCCACTTGCTCGCTTAAACCCCATTGTAGTAGTAAGATTGCCTACCACATATTCGTCGATTGGTTGAACACCCTTTGCTCCGGATGTACTACCTGTGTCTGCTTCATTCATATTAATACGGAATTCAATAGTTGTGTTATCGACTTCTTTTGCTCTAATATAGTAATTGTTGTCAGCGTAAACCCCAGTACCAGTTTTTCTAAATACTTGCTGTTCGCTTGATGTTAATTGGAAGTTTCCAATTGCACTGCCTGTACCACTATTACTTGTAGTAGTGTAGTTGTATCCAAACGACACAGTACCTGCATTGGATAACATTGTCGACCAATCATTAGTTTTTGCAACATTTCCTCCGGTTGCAGTACTTACTAGTCCGCTTACAAACGTAATCGTACCACCAGCATTAAAATAATTTCTACGTGCATTAGCACTTGTAAATACAACTCTAAAGTAACCATTTAAATTGTTACGCCATGCTGTAGGTCCAAATGTTAATGTGTCAGGATCTGATCCACTTGTACTTTGCAATGCTGATAATCTAAATCTATTAGGTGATGATTCAAGATTAATCATCGAAGTTTCATAATCTGCAAAACCTTTAAGTGTTCCGTCAGGATCATCACTAGTTTCATCTGCAATTTGGTCACCAATAACAATACTAGCAATGCTACCTACTGCTTGATTAGTTTGGTGACGACTTATTCTATCAATATCTGTTTGCAGTTGATTAACATGCGATGCTGTAACAGTATTTCCGATAACAACTTGCCCGCTGGCTGTAGATTGACCATAACCCTCTGTACCAGATCCAGTGCCAAGAATACTCTCGACTCGAGTCTGTAAAGCGTTATATCTAGTTGCTGTGATGATATCACCAACGG